GAATTACAGAGAATATACAAATCAAGTAGATAGTAAACCAGTTAAAAAAGGATCATGTAATAGTTGCCCAAGCTCTGACGCTAATGTTACATTTAGTGATGGTCATCAATTTTGTTTTAGTTGTAATGCATATACACCACCTGATAAATCAGAAACTAATCTTAAAGTCGTATCAACTACGGAGACACGATCAATGACTAATCGTGATTGGGGTTACAATGCTCTGACTGATCGTAAGATCAAACGAGAAACAGCTAACAAGTACGGTGTACGTTCTGAGATGTATGGAGATGACGTAAAGTTTCACGAGTACCCTTACTACTCAGCTAACGGTTCTAAGATTGCATCTAAGATACGTGATGTATCAACTAAAAATATGTGGGCTGAAGGCGATATGAAGTCAGCTACATTGTTTGGTCAAAACCTTTTCCCTAAAGGCGGTAAGTTTATTACTGTCACTGAAGGTGAGTGTGATGCAATGGCAGCTTTTGAGTTACTTGGTTCTAAGTATCCTGTTGTATCAATTAAGACAGGCAGCACTGGCGCATCACGGGATATCAAATCTCAACTAGAATATCTTGATAGTTACGACAACATTGTCCTATCGTTTGATGATGATGAAACAGGACGTAAAGCAGCTAAACAAGTTGCATCTCTCTTCGAGCCTAAAAAGGTTAAAGTGATGAAGATGGATGGTGAGAATGGTTTAAAGGATGCGAACGATTTCCTTAAACAAAATAAGTTTGAAGACTTTGCAAGACGTTGGTGGGCAGCTGAAGTCTATACTCCTGCAGGTATTATCAATCTAGCAGACATGGGCGATACATTGTACGATGAGACAACACAAGAGACTTGTCTATATCCGTGGGATGGTCTTAATGATAAACTTTACGGTATCCGTACTGGTGAGCTTGTAACATTTACAGCTGGTACTGGTACTGGCAAGTCAAGTATTTTACGTGAGTTGATGTATCATATCCTTCAGACTACTGACAGTAACATTGGTGTACTTGCGCTTGAAGAGAGTGTAAAGCAAACCTGCTTTCACATCATGTCAGTCCCTGCTAATGATCGTCTGTATCTTAAAGAAGTACGAGAGAAGTACGATAAGGAAGCCCTTCAAAACTTTGAAGCTAAGACTATTGGTACTCGTAGGTTCTTTGCCTTTGATCACTTTGGTTCCATCAGTAATGATGAAATCCTGCAGCGTGTTCGGTACATGATCAAAGCTATGGATTGTAAATGGATTTTCTTAGATCACTTATCTATTCTAGTTAGTGGTCAAGAAAACGGAGATGAACGTAGATCAATTGATATTCTAATGACTAAACTACGGTCACTTGTAGAGGAAACCAATTGCGCTCTGCTTCTTGTTTCACATCTACGCAGAACTTCTTCTGATAAAGGTGCAGAAGACGGTAAGGAGATTTCTTTGGGACATCTACGTGGCTCTCAAGCCATTGCACAGCTAAGTGATGCAGTGATCGCATTGGAACGAGATCAACAAGCAGATGATCCTATCGAAGCTAATACTACACGAGTAAGAGTTCTAAAGAACCGCTATGCTGGTGATAACGGTATTGCTTGTGCCTTACAGTTCGATAAAGAAACAGGTAGGCTTACGGAAGTTGATGGACAGATCGACATTGACTTCAATATTGAAAACGAGTATGCTGAACTCTATGGTGACGATAATAAAGCACCCTACTAAGTATATATAATAGGTAACATACTTAGTAAGGAAGTTCTTCAAACTTACTAAGTTGTTACTATTAAAAAAAGGAGTCAGCTATGAAAGTAGTTTGTGATATCGAGACTGATGCTCTTGATGCAAAAATCATACACTGCATCGTATGTAAGGATATTGACACTGGCACACGATGGTCATTCTTTAATGAATCACTAACCGATTTTAAAGAATTTGCTAAAGATGTTGATCATTGGATCGGTCATAACTTTCTAAGCTTTGATGCGCCTGTTCTCAATAGACTTATGGGAACGTCAATCAGCCCTAAACAAGTTACAGATACTTTAATACTATCTCAGATGGACAAGCCTGATCGTGAAGGCGGTCACTCTCTTAAATCATGGGGTGAGCGTATTAGAGACAATAAAATTGAATTTAAAATATTCGATTATTTTTCTCAAGAAATGTTAGATTACTGCATTCAAGATGTTGATCTTTGCCACAAAGTTTATAAACACTTAGTTAAAAAGTTATCTAATTATACTTGTAAATCAATTCGTATGGAGCATACCATTCGTTACATTGTGAATGAACAGCAATCAAACGGATTTGCTTTTAAGTTTAGTGAAGCTAATATATTTAAATCACAACTCACAGAAGCAAAGATAGAAGTTGAGCAAGAAGTTCATAAGACTATGCGTCCTATAGCTTCTTTCGTAAAAGAAGTAACGCCTGTCTACAACAAAGATGGTCGGTTATCAAAACGTAATTTAAAACTTCTTGGCGACATGCAAGAATATGTTGGTGGCCCTTTTAGTTTAATTAAGTTTGATGATTTTAATTTAGGAAGCAGACAACAAATAGCTGAACAACTTATACGTAAAGGCTGGGAGCCGACTAAGTTTACTGAAAAAGGTAGCATTATTGTAGACGAGTCTGTTCTTGAAGAAGTTCATTTACCTGAAGCTCAAATGATTTATCGGTATCTTATGTTGCAAAAAAGAATTGCACAAATTGATAATTGGTTAAAAGCTTACAACTACGATAGCGGATGTATTCACGGTAGAGTAATTACATTGGGTGCTAACACAAACAGAATGACTCACATGTCGCCTAACGTCGCTCAGACCCCTGCTAGTTATAGCCCATACGGTAAAGAGTGTAGAGAGTTGTTTACAGTTCGATCAGATGATCGTGTTCTGGTGGGATGTGATGCAAGTGGTCTTGAACTACGATGTCTTGCTCATTACATGAATGACACTCAGTTCACAAAAGAACTATTAGAAGGTGACATACATACAGCTAATCAAAAGATGGCTGGACTTGAAACTCGTGATCAAGCCAAGACATTCATCTATGCTCTGATTTACGGTGCAGGTCCAGCTAAAATGGGAAAGATTGTAGGTAAAGGTAAGTCAGCTGGTCAAAAGATGATTAACGATTATCTTGATGCCGTACCTGCTCTCCGTAGACTCCGTAAAAAGATCGATAAAGCATCAGCTGACGGTATGATTAAAGCTATTGACGGTAGACTCCTAAACATACGTAGTCAGCATAGTGCTTTAAATACTTTGTTACAGGGTATGGGAGCTATCGTTTGTAAATATTGGCTTATTGAAATTATTAAACGAATACACAAACACAAGCTAGATGCGAAACTTGTAGCATCTATTCATGATGAATATCAATTTGATGTTCATAAAGATTGTGCAGAAGATTTTGCTATGCATACTAACAAAGCAATTAAAGATGTTGAAATTGATCTCGATCTTCGCTGTCCATTAGACAGTGATTATAAAATTGGTAACAACTGGTGTGAGACACACTAATGAAAATCAATACTAAGCGTTATGTTGATTTAGCTGCGATTACTGCAAACCTGTCAGACAGGAAGAAAAATAAAACTGGATGCGTTATACTGGATAAAAATAATCGAGTAGTGTCTATTGGGTTTAACTCAGATAAGACACATCCTACACAGTGGCGCTACGCTACTCATGTAGGAAATGAGAAAGCCTGTCATCTCCACGCAGAGATAGCTGCACTTGTCAGGTTACGTAGACATCAAACACCGCATACAGCTATTGTAGTTCGTTTACTTGCAAACGGTAATCGAAGCATGGCTAAACCATGTAAGATATGTCAGGCAGCTTTGATTGATATCGGCATCGAACAAGTTTATTTTACAAATAAAAAAGGAGAAGTTGAAAAAATGTATTGACTTACTTTTTAATATCTATATACTACATACCATAGACAGGAACATTCAGTTCCACATTGAAACAAAAATATAAGAAAGGACTTTTTATTTATGAAAACTAAATTGACAAGCTCACAACGAGTTTTAGCTGCACTACGTAAACGTAATCGTGTTACACGTAAGACGGCAATTGAACGGAATCTGGCTGAAAATCTTACAG